GAGGGTCAGAACCCACGGGGTGGCCTGAATGCAAGAGGTAGAGCGAGCGCGAGGGCGCAAGGTTCGAACTTGAAGCCTCCAGTGAAGAGTGGTGACAATCCTCGTCGTGCCAGTTTCCTAGCTAGGATGGGTAATGCAAGAGGCCCAGAGCGTGACAGTGATGGTAAACCTACTCGTCTTCTTCTCAGCCTAAAAGCTTGGGGTGCCAGTAGTAAGTCTGACGCACGTGCCAAGGCTAAGGCTATTAGCAAGAGAAATAAGAATAAGGATACAGCGTAATGCCTAAAGGATCGGCTAGTCGTGCCACTTCATTGCTAAAGAAGGTTAATAAAGAGTTATCAACGATACCTGACTATGAGCATGCCAAGATAGGTGATCGAAGCAGTGGTGAGCCATTTAAGAATGTTGTTACTGCATTGCGCCGTGGTGTTAGAGCATTGCAGGGCAAGGAATCAAAAGCGTCACTGGTGGCAAAGCAGAAGCGTTTGCAGTCTTTGATTAAGGAAGCTGAACAATACAAGGGTGCTAGAGTTCTTGAAGGTGGCTCGGTTGTATTTGGTGCATTGGGAGGAGACAAGTAATGCCTATGGGTAAAGGAACTTATGGATCACAGGTTGGTCGTCCACCAAAGAACAAGAAGAGTCAGTCTCTTCTCAGCCAATATGATGCTGCCGAAGCAGAGCTAGAGAAGATTATGAACAATGTACCGAAGGGTGGGTTGAGCAAAGAGAAAGATGATCGCGCTCGTAAACTACGCAGTCTTCTAAGCAAACTTGGCACTCAGCTTTCTGACATGCCTGACACAGAGAAAAGGTTTCCCTAATGGCAGTTAATGCAGCGGGTAACTATACTAAACCAAAGATGCGCAAGTCTTTGTTTAATGCCATTAAGGCGAGAGCTACACATGGCACTTCTGCTGGACAATGGAGTGCCAGAAAGGCGCAACTGCTTGCCAAGGAATATAAGAAGCGTGGCGGTGGTTACAAATGAAGGCTCCTCAGAAGTCACTCCTCAATTGGGGAAAGCAGAAATGGCGCACCAAGTCTGGCAAGAAGTCTAGTGAGACTGGGGAGCGTTACCTTCCTAGCAAGGCTATTGCTGCTCTTAGTGATTCTGAATATGCAGCTACAACCAGAGCTAAACGAGAGGGCAAGGCAAAGGGTAAGCAGTTTGTGGCTCAACCGAAAACGATTGCTCGGAAAGTAAAGAAGTATAGGACATAGCATGGCATGGTATTTACCTACTGGTGAACTCTATACTGGCGAGACACATGAGCTTGCTGGTACAACGTACAGCGGCAAAACGAGAACCCCTGACTCGCGCCGCTTGGTGGAAGGGCCAGAACCAACACGTTCTCGCAGCTCCAAGGGACGATTGAAGGCAGACGACCCTTCCACTCCTGACATCAATGAGGCTTATTCTAAGCCTAAAAAGAAAGTCACTAAGAAGAAATGAGCTTTGTAAACTCACTCAAACCTGAAGAACTTCGGATGCTTCGTGGCATTGTAAAGAAGGTTCACTTCCAACATGTGGATGAAAAGCATGGGAAGATGTTTGTGACAAACTATATGCTCGACCAAGTGATAGACAATATTGGGCCTGATGTGGCAGAGTGCATGATTAAGGTCGGAGTAGACAAAGGACTGCGATAGTGGTTGATTTTAAGTACAAGCCAGACGGTGAAGTGCTGAAGTCCTTTATGAAGGATGATACTTTCTTTCGTGGGATTCGAGGGCCAGTAGGGAGTGGTAAGAGTGTTGGATGTTGTGTTGAGGTTTTTCGGAGGGCACTTGAACAAAAGAAAGGGCCAGACGGATTACGAAAGTCTCGATGGGCTATTATACGGAACACAAACCCACAGCTACGAACTACAACTATTAAGACATGGCTTGACTGGTTCCCAGAAAACGAATGGGGAAAGTTTACATGGTCAGTCCCATACACACACAATATCAAGCGCGGCGAAGTCGAACTTGAAGTAATCTTCCTTGCCCTTGATCGTCCCGAAGATGTCAAGAAACTCCTCTCTCTCGAATTGACTGGCATCTGGATCAATGAGGCAAGGGAGATACCGAAGTCTATCATTGATGCATGTACTATGCGTGTTGGTCGTTACCCGTCTATGCGTGACGGTGGCCCAAGTTGGACTGGTGTTATTGCAGACACCAACGCTCCTGAAGAAGATCATTGGTGGCCTATCATGTCTGGTGAGGTTCCAATCCCTGACCACATTCCGCGTGAGCAAGCTAAGATGTTGGTCAAGCCAGACAACTGGCAGTTCTTTACGCAACCTTCTGGGATGCTCGAAGTAAAGAATGATGACGGTGAGATTCAGGATTATAAGCCAAACGATGATGCTGAGAATCGTAGGCACATGCTTCAGAACTATTACCCTAACCTTATACGAGGTAAGACCAAGAGTTGGATTGATGTTTATGTAATGAACAAGTTAGGTGCCATTCAGGATGGTAAGCCTATCTATCCGATGTTTGCACAAGATGTTCATGTGGCTAAGGAAGAAATACCAGTTGCTGCTTCTCAGCCTCTTTATATTGGCTTGGACTTTGGGCTTACCCCTGCTGCCACTATAGGTCAGAAGGTGCGTGGCAGATGGTTGATTCAGTCTGAGATTGTTGCATTTGATATGGGCATTGTTCGCTTTGCCGAAGTTCTACGCCAAGAAATTGCCACACGTTTTTCAGAAGTATCTGATGTGTTTATCTATGGTGATCCCGCTGGTGACTTTAGAGCGCAGACTGATGAATCTACTCCCTTTCACATTCTGCGTGGGGCTGGCTTGAGGGCGTTCCCTGCGCCTTCCAACTCTGTTGACCTCCGTCTTGAATCAGTCTCCTCCCAGTTGAACAAGATGGTAGATGGTAAGCCAGCCTTCCTAATTGATCGAAGGTGCCAACAGTTAATTAAAGGATTCGAAGGCGGCTACCAGTACAAGCGTATGGAAGTGAGTGGCGAAAGGTACGCTGATAAACCTGACAAGAATATGTACTCGCACATCCACGATGCATTGCAGTATATGATGCTTGGTGCAGGTGAGGGCCGCGCACTTATGACTAATCAAAGGCCAGCTAAAGTTGTTAATGCATCAAGGAACTTTAATGTCTTTGGGAAGAGTAAGACGCAGAAGAAGCCAAGCGTTTGGTCTTTTGTGCGTTGAAAAAATATTCATTCTGTGCTTTTGAATAGACAAAGAGGATTTTGTTATGTGCGGAAAAGAAAGCAAAGCTGCTAGTGAAAGCAAGAGCGAAAGCAAAGCTCCAACTATTGTTAAGAATATCTCAACAGATGTTAAAATTGCTACAAGTACATTTGGTTTAAGTGGACAAGCGCAAAAAGACAAGATTGTTTCGCTTGGTTACAGCAAAGAAGCAGCCGAAGATTATCAAGCGCGATCAAAGGCAAGTATGGCAAGAGCTTTAGCTGAAGAAAAAAGAATTTCTAAAAAGAGAAGCAAACAAGCGGTTGCGACAACAACAACCACTGACACTGACGATACTGATACCACTGATACAACCACAACCACTAGCACAACAACAGAACGTGACACAGATATAAGTGGTGCTGGCACAACAAGCGTAACGGCTGAATCAATCTATACTCGCGATCCAGAAGAAGCGATGAGCGACCAAGAGAAGCTGGCACAAGCAGAGCTTCGCCGCCAACGTCAGCAACGCGCCATTGGTAAAGCTGAAAGATTAAGAACTAGGCTTGAAGGCGCACAGAAGTTTGGGCCACAAGGTCGCCGTGGTGGTCGTGGTCGCCGCTCACTAATGACAGGTTCTCGCGGTGGGATCGGATACTATAGTAGGTTTAAATAATGAATGATCCAAAGAAATACCTAGAACGGTACGAGAAAGCCAAGGCGCATCGCCAGAACTTTGTTGATCTATTTGAAGAGTGTTACGAATACGCGCTGCCTCAACGTGAATCCTTTTACTATGAAACCGCAGGTCAGCGTCGAGATGATAAGATATTTGACGAGACTGCCGTTGTTGGTGTTCAGGAGTTCGCATCTCGCCTACAGTCTGGTCTTGTTCCTAACTTTGCACGTTGGGCAGACCTAGCTGCTGGCTCAGAAATTCCACCACAAGAGCGTGACATTGTAGACAATGATCTTGATGAAGTGACTGAGTATGTCTTTGAGATTTTGCAAAACTCAAACTTTGGTCAGGAAGTACACGAGTCATTCATGGACTTGGCTGTTGGTACAGGCGTTCTCTGTGTCGAGGAAGGTGATGCCTTAAATCCTGTTGTCTTCTCAGCAATCCCGCTGCCACATGTGGTATTGGATACTGGCCCAGATGATAAGATTGACCATGTGTTCCGTGAACGTAAAGGTATTCGTAACTCAGACCTAAAGTATATGTATCCCAAGGGAACATTCGATGCGCGTGTAGAGCAGCGCATTACTCGTGATCCAGAAGGTAAATGCACATTGCTTGAGGTAGTTTGCAAAGACTACACAAAGAAAAACCAAGAAGCATATCTCTACTATGTAATTGATATGAACACCAAGACTTACATTATGGATGAAAACTTTAACGGCGTGGGGTCTAACCCATACGTTTGTTTCCGTTGGTCTAAGTGTGCGGGTGAAGTCTATGGTCGTGGGCCGCTAATCAATGCGTTGTCTGCAATCAAAACAACCAACCTTACTATCCAACTAATCCTTGAGAATGCGCAGATGGCTATATCTGGCATCTATCAAATGGACGATGATGGCATTATTAACCCTGATACCATTAACCTAGTGCCAGGGACTATTATTCCGAAGTCACCACAGTCTGTTGGATTGCAGCCAGTACAGGCGGCTGGTCGCTTTGATGTAGCTGATATTGTTCTAAGTGACATGCGTCTGAATATTAAACGTGCTTTATATAATGATATGCTTGGCAATCCAGACCGCACACCTGCGTCTGCCACTGAAGTAGCTGAACGTATGGCAGACTTGTCTCGTCGTATTGGCTCTGCCTTTGGTCGTCTTCAAGCTGAGTTGGTGCAGCCAGTATTGCAGCGCGTTATTCATATCTTGAAGAAGCAAGGACGCATTGAAATACCAACTGTAAATGGTCGTGAGGTGAAGATTCGCTCTGTATCTCCACTAGCGCAAGCGCAATCAAACCAAGATATTACATCTGTTTCTCGTTTCTTAGAGTTAGTAAATGGATACTTTGGCCCTGATATGACTAACATATTGATCGACTCAGAAGAGACAGCAGTATTCCTTGCTAAAAAGTTTGGTGTACCAGAGGGCTTGATTCGTGACGCAGAAGATCGTAGACAGATAGTTGCAATGATGCAGCAAATGCAGCAGATGCAACAACAGCAACAAGTCGCAGGACCACAGCTTGCCGCAGAATAGTCATATTGGATTAGATGGAATACATCGAACCAAAGCAGATGAAGACAAGATTAGCCTGAACATAGCTTCTTTATTCTCAGAACCTACTGGTCAGGAAGTCTTAAAATACTTGCGTAGTATTACAATTGAAATGGTTGGTGGCCCTGAGATTACTGACGCAGCACTGCGTCACCTTGAGGGTCAGCGTCACATTGTTGGCCTGATAGAACGACATGTTCAGAGAGGGCATAAAATCAAATGAATGAGCAAGTAACAGAAACGCCAGCACAAGAAGAAGGCTTACCGCCAGCGGAAGAACGCGACTTTGTGGTAGCCGAGGACGTTCAACCAGAACGTCCCGAATGGCTACCTGAGAAATACAAATCAGGCGAAGACTTAGCCAAGGCATACAAGGAATTGGAGTCTAAGCTTGGCACACGCGAAGAAGAGTTCCGTGACAAGTTCATTGA